ACCATCTTCTCGTTTTAAAACCTTTCCATCTGGACTAATTTTCTGTAGATTACTTCTAGCAACCTCATCCCAAACTTCTTGTTGTGGAATATTTAGAGTGTGTTCTAAACCTTCAATAACCCATTTGAGGTCTGCACAAGCATCAGCAATCTCAACCATATCTTTAACTAGATATGCATCAACTAGTTCTTTAAACTCTTCTGTGATTAACTCCATGTAGAGTTCTGACTGTTTACCAAGACCAGTTTCAGTTTGATCACACGCTTCCATAAAAATTTTTACATCATCAAAACTATCCATTGATAAAACTCCTAATCATTGGGAAAATTGGTTCAATTGCTTCGGCACATGCTATTGCCACTTCACGATGCTCTTTTTGGGTTTCTACACCACTCCTTATTTGTATATAGTGCATCCAAGACCGAATTGATCCCTTCATATACATTCTAGATGTGGTTAGACCTTCCGGCAGAACTACTCTTGCAACTTCTTTTGCAATACCGTTATCAATTGCCCATTTATAAGCATTTCTAGAGTAGTTTAGAACTGTACTTTGATATTGTTCCCATTCTAGTTGTAATTGTTGATCTTCAACATCAATACTATTCTGACGGTTCTTAGCATCTTGTAATCGTGCTTCTTTATGTACAAACCCAAGATCTTTAGTTGGGTCTGCATATCTCTGGCTAAACTCTTGAAATACAAAGGAACGGTGTCTTAGGATCTGTCTTGCAATATCTCTTGTGGTTTCAATTTCAAGGGTTACATCAACCATTTCTAATGGAGACCAATGCTTATGTACCATTAGATAGTTTACTAATCTTTCGGCAGTTTCGTTATTTGTTTGATTTGATGGGTTAGATACTCTAGCAACATATGCAATCTGTTCTAAAAGATTTTTACCGTCAACGGATTGTGTCCACGTTTCTAATTTTACTTTCATTTCACACCTTTTTCCAATTAATAAATTCCATCTTTGCCCTCAAGTTAACGAATGTATTCTTTTCTACTATATCTTGTATTTCACTGACAGTGAACCCACCGTCCTTTACCATATCATTAATATCTTTCTCTTCAATCATTTCTGGCCATATCACAACATTATAATGGTTTTCTATTGCTTTGTCAAGAAGTTTCACTATCTCCTTGTTTCTAGGTTCATTATCAAAGACCAGTGTTATCTTGGTCTTATCATATAGATCAGAAGCAGCGAATAGGTTAGAGTCAGCAGTTGCAATGGCATTTTCTAAGAAAAGAGAATCAATTGGTCCTTCTACAACATAAATCATTTCTTCTTCGTTGACTTTATCAAGACCAAAAAACTTTCTACTCTCATCAACCATTTTCACGGTTATATATCTCATCTTTGACTCACCCAATGCTCTTCCTTGAAGAGCTACTAGGTTCTTATCCTTATCATAGAAAGGTATCACCAACCTCTTGTCATCCTCTACAAGATTCTGTTTATCTACACCGAGGTCTTCCACAAACTTTTTAAAATCTGGGGCATAGAAGAGGTTGTGGAGCGTTTCTTCTGGTATTTGACGGTTGATACAGTACTGCTTTGCGAAATGACCATCTGGAAGTTCGGAAATGGTCTTTAGTTTCAGCCTTTTCTTGAACTTTGGTTTTTCTTTAACTTCATCAAATGTTGGTTCAACACGATCAGGATGATTATCCTTATATCTTTCTAGAGTATAGTGTTGAAGAAGAGTGGGTTCAACTTTTTCTATGAAATTATAGAAGTTTGTAGATATACCACAGTTATGGCAACGATAGAAATAATCATCACCCCTACGGAAAATGTATCCGCGACATTTGGTTTTATTTTTTTGACTGTCACCACAGATAGGACACCTAAAGTTGTATAGGTCTGGTTTTTTCTGTGTAAATGCAGTAAGTTTAGGAGAAAGTTGCAGAAGGAACTTTCTGTCAATGTATACACTCATATGACTCCATAACGAATAGAGAGGTTTACTTCAAAATTTTCTCTATTGTATCATAATCCAGGTGAGAAATCAACCATGCAATGACAATTATTCCACCAGCAATCATCCATCTCCAATTACTAAGTTTTTCAACAGCATCCTGCTCTTGTTTGAACTTTTGTGACATTTCAGCACGAAGTTCCTTGATTTCATCCATAATACGATGCTCTGTCAATTGAACTTTGTCAATAACAGTATCTATTCTTTTGTGAACTTCTTTAAGTTCTTCGTTTTTTTCGTTTTGTCTTTTTTCCATGTCGTTATATATTTGTGAAATGTATTTGTCCTGATTATTCACAATTTTTTCTATGACTAAATCCATTTTTTCGCATAGTTGACAGATTGTTGATACTTGTGTTTTTAAAATACCAACATCAACTTTTAAATTTGTAACTTGATCTTGCATCAGATGTGATTCCTTCGCTGCGGGAATAAGATATATAGTTATTTATAAATACAAATTGTTGATGTTTTAAAAATTTGTATTTATAAATACAAATTGTTGATGTTTTAAAAATTTTTATAGGATAAAGAAATGAATATTGTAGTACAACAAGCGATTAGTTTATTAGCGTCATTATTATTAGGTTCTGATACATTTACACGTATTTTGGGTGTAGTAAATCGTTGGGCAGATAAAGAGATATCTAGTGCAGAGAAACGTGCTGGTGTTTTAGATGAATTTGAAATCATCGGATTAAATACTACTAAATCTCTTGCTAATCTAGGTCTAGAGCTAGCAGTTGCATATTTGCAAAATGAAGTAAAAACAGATAAGAGTGCATAACATTGAATGCAGTAGTAAGTTATATCATAGAACGACTAAAGGAACCTTCAACATGGAGAGGTCTTGTTTGGATTATTACTGCCGTTGGTTTTGCTTTAAGTGAAGATCAAAAACAAGAAATTGCAACAGCAGGTATGACTCTTGCAGGTCTTATTGGTGTATTTACTAGTGAGTATAATAAACCAACAGAAGAACAAGTCCAAGAAGTCGTTGAAGAACAAGAAGTTAAAACTGAAAAAGCACTGAATACATCAAGAGTAGCAAGAAAGGTGAAAAATGCTAAACGTAATAAAGATCCTGATAATTTCTTTAATGATTAGTGGGTGTTCTTCACCACCTAAAGAAAAGATAGTTTATATTCCTACACCAATATCAAGACCTACAATGCAACCTCTTCCAAAGATAACTGGTCAAGAGGTTGATTGTTTATCTGATGATACTAAAACGAAACTCTTAAAAAGAGATGATATTATGAAGAGTTATATTACAGATTTAGAAGTTATTATAGATTCTACTAAGAAGAACTAAAACTTACAATGAGCAATACCTGTAGTTCTCATTATAGTAAACTGAACGTTTGATATATTAGGATCTCTATAAACTTGATTGGTATCTTGGATACCTGGACGAACAGAACAATCGTGTAATGCACAAGATGATAATAAGGAACTGATGAGTAATATCACAGTTCCTTTTTTATTTTTAACCAACCGGACCTTTTCTTGACCCCATTCCCATAAGAATAGGATTCTTCTTACGTCTTGGAAGATGAACACCTGGTTCACCACCTTTGCCCCCGCTACCAGCAATTGCACCACCACCAACTACATTGGTTGGTCCGGCAGAGGCAATTGCTCCCCCACCCATTCCATCTTCTATAACAAACTGTTTAAAACTTTTCATTAGCAGTTCCATTTCTTTAGTGATAATGCTTTTCTTGTTGGTCTTCCCTTTTCATCCTTCATAGGACCAGGCATACCACCCATTCTTGCACAAAATGATTTTCTACGTTTTGCTGGCTTACTATCTGGATCTAACTTTGATGGTTTAGTTGTTACTGCCATACTCAGTTTAGAACCTGGATTTTCTCTACGATAGGATGCAATACCCTTCTTATTGAGACCACCCTCTGGGTTCTTTCCTTCCTTACGTTGCCATGCAGCAGATTTCTCATCTATTTGAGTTTCTTCTGGTACACAGTTGGGAACGGTCTTACCACCTTTCTTTTTCATACCAACGGCAGTATAACCTTTCCAACAAGGGTTCTTCATTTCATTTACAAACTGTTTAAAACCTTTCATATTTGTTCCAGTATTTTTATTATTTTATTATCTATCGGTATATTCCTTGTGACTAAATCACAACCGTTAATACTTTCTATGGTATCTGGTAATAAATTTAAATATTCTAAGAAAGTTTTTAACACATCATAATCCCTTTCATCTATCTTATAAAACAATATTCTTGCTGTTGGTATAGCACCAAAAACATTATTCAATAAGATAATATGATTAAGTATTAATCTTTCTTTTAGGACTTTAGTTGATTTATATCTACGAAATAATCTTTTCAGATATTTTATTCGTTTTAAATCACTTTCAAATTCTGAAGTAATGCAATGGGGTGATGTATAACACTTCATTGCATATATCAGAAAGTTATCTTCAGTTAAGTTATTAAACATAATAAAAGAGGGGGAAAACCACCCCCTTCTCATTAAAGTCCAGGAACTATGCGTCCAGCACTAGTATTACCCGATGCTGTGTTGGTAGCAGAAGCATTAGCTAAACAAACCAATGTTTCTTTCAAATAACGAATTGTTCCATCACCATTCACTTTCTTTACAACACGATTCCAACCTTGATTTATATTTCCAATATTTGCAACAGCACCAGTTGCAACAGTAACATTTTGTGCTCTTGTTGCCGTAATCAAAATAGTATCTTGGTTATATGTGTTAGCAAGAGCAGTATTCCAATTAATTGCTGGAGCAAATGCTATTACATTTCCTGCTAATACATTTGCCATAACATTTGCTGATAGGGTAACAACATTACCTTGAACATTAATTACAGTATTATTAGAAGCAAAGAAATCATATGAACTGTATCCTGGTAATCCTGTATTATCAGTAAAATATGAAATAGTATTATAATAGCTGGTGTCATACACAAACATGCCATTTGCAACACCAGCATTTATTGCAGAATTAGCACCAACAAAAGTGACTTTATTAGTAGCACTAGAACCGGGAATTCCGTTTGCTGTAGTGGCAACAGTTAAAAAAATTGGTGGGTAAGTATTTGATCTTACTTGTCTTTCATACGGAAATTTAGGGATATCACTAAATCCGTCATCGTTTCCCCATAGTGGCATTTTAATTCTCCTTGAATTGGTTATATTGTATCTTATCTATTTATCTATTATTTCTTTTTGGTTTTTGGCACTGGTTCATTACCTTGTGGTTGACCGGGACGTGCTCTCATTGAAGGATCAATTTCAACATCATCTCTGTCTTGACCTGTCATAGTTTTTCCACCTGTTAATATAGCAGATGCTTTGGGTTTGTTCTCACCAATATGTGATGCATCATCAGGTTTGATAAACTTTGGTTTCTTTCCCAAAGGCTGCTTGGTATCTTTATCTTCTGCATCCCAAGCATACATATCCTCAGACATTCTTATGTTCTGATATATTTCTTTGATCCTACGGAAAGTTTCACTGACTTTTTTCTTTTTCATTTTAGTGTTTAGTGCAGGGTTGTTAGGACCATCTTCTTGACTATTTTCCATTCCAACAGTTTGAGTAGGAGCAGAAGCATCTTGATAAGTATCTTCTAATTGAAGTGATTCTTTTAGTTTAGATACAAACTCATAGTCATCCATAGTGAGAACACCTTTCTTACGAATGTTAATAAGTTTCTCTACAACTTTATGCAAATCAGCATCGGACTTAATATCTTCTCTTGCCAACTCCAACATCCTTATAAGAAGAGGAATATCAAAAGTTACAGTATCTTTTTTATCTGTTGTCTCATGAATACCACCATGTGCAGGTGTTATGATATTATGTTTATTATAACTTTTTTTCAACTGTTTCTGTCTAATCCTAGTTGGTGAAGAAACATGACTGCTTACAGAAGAACCGACATGGTGAACATCACCAGTAGATCCAACTTGTTCACGCATGGGATCATTGAATGTTGGCAATTTCCCACCATGCATATGTTGTTGAACCCATTGTTGAAAAGCACCTGTCTTAGAATGTGATACTTTCTGTTGCATACTAACATGCTTGGGGTTTAACCCTCTACGGCGAAGGAAAGCATTCAAAAAGTTAGTTTCATTGATATTTGCCTTTGCTGACCAAGGATCATTAGGGTCAGTCCCAAAGGTAGTTTTTGGTGCTACCTCTGGTTTGACGATATCTTTTACTATTTTGGAAACTTTCTTAGTCATATTTTCCAGTTCCTTTACCAAATGGAGTATTAATATCACCTTTTAATTTTGACTTGTATTTCAAGAAGTTATTTGGTTTGTTGCCTGGAGTACGACCAGTTAAATCATCTGTAGTAATAGTCGAAGCTCCACCTTCATCAGTTCCACCAGCAGACCCCATAACTGCTTCACTCTTAACACCAAGTTTATCTTTGATGCGTTTCATAGCAGAATGAGCTGCTTGTTTAACACGAGCAATTGGTGTAGAAGGATTGCTTGATGGATTAGCAGATTGATCAAAACAACTGTTCATTGAATAATCAGAGGTTGGACCAGCTGCTTCATTAAGTTCATGACGGTGCATATCTTCCCAGTGGGCAGCAGCGTGTTTACGATCACTAACAGAGAACATCTTGTGCCAAGGAGTACCATCACCATGATGTTTAGCATAAGATTGTGCAGCACGATCAGCATGATACTGCCACAGTTTCTTTGCTTTCTCTGGATGATAAGTACCTTTCTTCATCTTCTTACTCAAGTTCTTAACGATAGGTTGATGACTTGAATAGTGTAAGTGATGATCATTATCAGCATGAAGAACGAGTTCCTTAGCTGCATGTGGCATATCACCATAGTTTTCTTTGATGGGGTTATCACGGAAATGCTTTTTCATGTCTTTAAACTGTTTTTCAGTTTCTGCATCGTGTTTAGGAACACGATGTGGATTTACCATATCTCTTACTTTTCTATATGCTTTATCTACATTTGCCCTTCTATCTTTTTTTGCTGTCAGATAGTCCATTTGTCCCTTTTGAACATAACTTTTTAAGGTATCTTTTGATAACTCATCTAACTGTGCATATTCTTCTGTCTGCATGAAGTCAATAACATCTTCAAGAAGGTCTAAATCTTCTTTGTTCAATCTGGCATTTGCTTTCTTGATACCAGCACTTCTTTTACCAAACTTTTCAGTATGTTTCATAAATTGTTTGGTGTCTGCGGCAGATTTACTACGTTGAGCAGCATTACCTGCAAGACCAAAAGATTTGATAGCAGAGATTGTTGATTTCTTTACATAGTTACCAAGAGTTTTCTTTGATAACTCATCTAACTGTGCATATTCTTCTGTCTGCATAAATTCAAGAACATCTTCAAGAAGATCAACTTCTTCTTTTGCCATCTTAGTAGCAGTAGCATACATTACTTCTTTAGCACGATCACCATAACGGTCTTTGAAACCTTTTACATTCTTCTTCATGCTCTTAACATAATGTTCTTTCTCTTTGGACTCACCAGAAGTAAGAGTGCGTTCATCTAACACTTCATCTTCCTTAATCTGTTCAACTTCTTCACCTTTCAACTTATGATTCAGTTTTTGTAACATTGATGGATGAAATGTTCCGGTCTTTTTCTTTATTTTATCATCAGCAAGTTCAGCGCCACCTAGGCGATTCAAATTTGCTTTCATTGGATTTTTATCATATTGCTTATCATATTCCTTATATGCCTTTTTTCTATAAGCATCCAATTTACCAACAGATAATTCATCAATCTGTTCAACTGACTCATCAACTTCTTTTGGCGTCTTCTTTGCTAACTTACCAATTTCCTTATCTGGATCAGTTTTCTTGTCTGCTTCAATTGGTTTTGCTTTCATACGAGCAAGTTCACGATCTGCCTTTGCAACATCATCGTCTTCATCATCGTCATATGATTCATCAACAGAAATGATCTTTTCTACTTCTTCTGCAACTGAATCCATTTTGAACTTATTATAGAACATTTTATTCTCCGTACTTTTTTCTTTTTTTAGGTTGTTTAATTTCTACGCCAGATAGTTTATTCACATTGTCTTGTTGGGTCTGCATAGGTTCTTTGTTACAAGAACCACCAAGAACACCACCAACACCCATTTCAGTACCACCTGGTTCATCAATGGATTCTACAAAATTTTTAAATGATTTTCTACCTTCTTGGTATAGTCCGATGTTGATACCACCTGGATATGCAGTACCAGATTGTCTTGTATCAAATTCTGGACTTGTGCCTGATGGTTTCGGGAACCTTTCACTACTATTTAACCATTTTGACTTTTTCGCCTTTTCAGATTCCTTGTCTTTATTAAAGTTAGGAACTTTAGGTTTTGCATTTATAGTAATGTGTGGTTTAGAATCTTCACTATATGTCATATTAGTATATGTTTTAGTTCTCTTTGGAGCATTGAACTTGATATCATCTTGCCCCTTCATACTTGGACTGTTATCAGGAACAACATCACTAGTAGTGTCTGCTGTTTCTCCACCAAGTTTCTTTAACTTTACACTTTCAACAAAGATGTTCTTATTACGATAGATGTTATTCTTATTAACACCATCAAAGAATGCATTAGTTATCTTATATGCTGATGTGATATCTTCTTCAATCATATCAACAGAACCACTGTTGTCAATACGAAGGAAGGTATCAAACTCTTCACTGTAAATATCTTTGTTGTGTTGGGCCTGTAACCATTTATCGTTTCTTACAGATTCAACCATCATACGATATAGTTTAGTGTTACGTTCTTGACTTGATTCATTAGTAGTATCAACAAAGATCATCATTGTTGAGTATCCAAGTTCTTCAAGTTCTTCTTTTATATAAGAAATGTGTTCGTTATCATCAGCAGGACCATTGATGATCAAAGGAGAACGACTGCGGATTGCTTCTCTACGTAAGTCATGTGTCTTCTCAGACAACTTCTTCTTATCAGCAAGGTATGCATATGCTTGAACTACATTAAGTTCAGTTGCTCTTGCTTCTGAGATTGCTTCACGGATAACAATATCCTTTCCAGAACCAGGTCCACCAGTAACAAAGATTGCTTTGTACATACCACGAGTAAAGTTCTCATGCAATCCCATACCATGACGAACATCATGCATCAATTCTCTTGCATGATCATCTTTAACATGAGAAGGAACACCTTGACGGAATGAAGAGAAATCTTTGTTCTTAGCATGTTGGCGCATCTTAGTACCAGACATACCTTCTTCACCTTCTGCATCTGGATCACGATGTCCAGCAGAACGAACTTCAATTTTCTTGAAGTTGAAGTGTCCATGTCTTCCTTTTACACCATTATACTTGTGTAAAAGGTCATGCATTTCTTTTACACGGTCTGAACCAGCAACAACAACTAAATGATCATGACCTTTAGCATGTAACTTAGCTGCGTGGTGTAAAATAGTAGGTTCATCACTGGAAGAAGAACTGAAGTTAGTACCTGGCGAATATCTTCTTAGGTGTTTTACTTTTTGTTCTGGTGATAGAGGGTTCTTACTGGCATTCTGAGAATGAGATACAACAACTGAATGTGGCATCTTCTCTCTGTCAGATATCTCTCTTACCTTATTGATAAGTTTTAGGTGTCCAGTGGTAGGTGGGTTCATACGACCAAAAGTCGTAACCACAGGTTTACTGGTCTTATTTGTTTCTTCTACTAACTCTAAAAAACTTTTCATTTCCTGACTTTTAATAGGTTGGCTTTACTGAATTCTTCTCTGTTGACTAACTTTGTTGGTTCGCCAGCATGATTAACTACAAATCCTTCTGGATCGGTCTTCTTACCATCTATGTCATGTTCTAATCCACCACCATGTTGATTCAAATTCTTCACTAACACATCCTTTGCTTGTTGTAAATGATGATGCATTCTCAACAAGTTTTCATAATGTTGTTTATTATTTTCAATATGATCAGAATGTGCTTGTCCTTCATTCTGTCTTCTTTGCTGAGTAGCAGGTGTTTTCAACTTACTTGCTGCTTTAGCATACTTATCAACAATGTGTTGTTGTAGACCTTTAGCAGAAGGTGTTTCACCTGTTCTTACTGTCTGATTTATATAGGTTGCTAAATGATTAGCATCTCCTTGGTGTGGAGATGTGGCATTATACATGTCTTTATTTTGATCATGAATCTTCTTTGCTTGATCCATATGAGATTGAAACTCACTCTGATCTTCTGGACTGTAATGTACATTCTTAGTATCATACTCAGCAGATTGATGCCATACATCTGGATGTTGTCCAAAGTTATGTACATCAGGATGTGGATCTGCTCTCATAGAGTTCAAATCCTTTCCTTGATATTGTGTATGAACCACAACACCCATCTTTGCCTTTCTTATCTTATCTGCCTTATCGCCTCTGGCAGTATAAGTGATAGTATTAGGAGTAAATGATACACCACGTTTAGTTTCTTTCTTATCATCACCGGAGAACATCATATCTCCTTGATATACACCTTGTTTTGGTGAAACTTTAGGAAGATGGTTCAGTGCTGAATGAAGTTTCTCAACTAATCCTGGTGCATGTCCATGATTTTTAAGAATATCTTCGTGTGTATAGTTTATCTTAGGGTTCTTATTAAAAGCAGATTTAGAAGCAACAAAGAACTTACCAGTTTCTGGATGATGACCAAAAACAATAGATGGAGAACCATCATACTTCATAGTAAGTGCTGAACTGTGGCCACCACTCTTAATATGACTGTGTGCTTGATTTAACGCATTCTGAGCATGTTCAAAACCAGCACTACCATGTAGAAGAGGTCTATCCTCTGCATGGTGAATGTGCTTCAGTTTTGCTTCTTCAACGTCTTCTTTTAGAAAATATGAGAAAGATTTCATTTAGTTCCTTATGTGATCACAACGCACTATGGTTGTTCATAGAACTATTTATACTATTTGCAAAGTATATCCAGCATGTCACTCATAGTATATTTTGGATTAAATCCAAGTTTATGTAACTTATTAACGTCCAAAACCATATTGGTTGCTTGTACTTTAGTGTGGAATTCAGCAGGTGGAATGTTTTCAATAGCAGAAGTTGAACCAGTTCTTTGTACTACAGAATCAATAACTTCATCCAACCATACTGGAATTCCTCTTCCAATATTATAGATTTCATTTATACCACCACTTTTAATGACAGTATTGATAGCACCAACTACATCATCAACATACATGTAATCTCTGTAACATCTACCACCATCATATAGTTGAATTGGTCTGTTATTTTTGATTTCATTGATCATATATTGAAGAGCATTCTTCTTCTTAGATACCTTATGATCTTGTGGTCCAATAACATTAGGCAATCTTAATATACGATATTTGATTCCAAAGGTTTCACAATAAGAAATAAGAAGTTGTTCAGCAGCCCGTTTAGTAATGCTATAGAATCCTTTTGGATCACAATGTGCATCTTCTTTTGCTGGAAGATCCACTGAACCATAAACAAACCATGAACTAATAAAGTTAAAAGTTAGGTCTGGGATATTCTCCTTTCTATGTGATTCTAAAACCTTTATAAAAGTTGTTAGATTAGTATCAATGTCAATATATGGATCAGTATGAACGTTGTAATTATCAATAGTAGAAATAAAATAAACCACTTCATTTGATTTGATCTCATAATCCGATCTATGATTTTTAATAACATTAGGAGTCAGTTCACAATACCGACTCCCAACGAAACCACCACCACCAAATACATTTATTTGTCCCATGCTTTACATACCTTTTCAATATAAGAAAGAATGTTATCATTATACAAAGGAGAACATCCAATGAAGAACACATTACTCAATGCTTTGTTAGCATTTGGATATAACTTGTAATCGTCCAAGTGTTTATAAGCAGGATGTAATAGTAGATTACCAGCAAAGTAACTACGAGTTTGTATTTTATTTTCTTCAAAGTATTCAACCAGAAACTCCCTCAGTTCTTGTGTTTCACAGTATACTGGAACACCAAACCAAGAAGGGTCAGCACCATCTGTTGCCTCAATAACTCTTACACCTTTTATATTATCTTCAATATAAGAACCGATCTTTTTCTTATAATCCCGTCTAGAGGACTCTAGGAAGTCAAACTTCTTCAACTGTGCCATACCAATAGCACCTTGGAGATCAAGAGGTTTTAGGTTATAACCAATGGTAGTAAAGACGTACTTGTGGTCAATTATTCCATCATAGTCCTCCAACCACTTATCAAATCGGTTACCACACGTTCCACAAGCCAAGAGATTATTACTACCAACGCAATAACAATCACGACCCCACCAAGCAATACTTGTAGCAGTAGCAATAAACTCTTTATCATTAGAGCAAACCATACCACCTTCGCCTGTACTAATATGATGTGCGGGGTAGAACGATGTTGTCCATGCATAATAGTAATCTGTAATTAGTTTATCTTTCCAGAGAGTTCCCAGAGAATCGCAGTTATCACCCAACAAGATAATACCATGTTTTTCACACAATTCAATAATCTTATCCATATCAGGAGGATTACCGAGAACTGGTGAAACAAAGATTGCCATTGTCTTATCAGTGATCTTCTCTTCAATCTTATTAACATCAAAATTAAGAGAATCAAGTTCAATGTCAATAAAGACAGGTTTTAGACCATTTTGAACAATAGGAGAGATGGTAGTGGGGAATCCCACAGGAGATACGATGATTTCATCTCCGTCATACCATCCGAACTTCTTCTTCATAGCAGTGATTAGAACAAGGTTTGCTGAACTGCCAGAGTTAACCATAAGAGAATTCTTTACATTAAATCTCTTACTAAACTTGTTTTGGAACTGTGCTACTTTTTCACCAGCAACTACCCATTTACCATTGACTAATGAATCAATCGCAGCTTCCATTTCTTCATGGTCCCACATCTGACCAGAGTATTGGATGAAATCACCTTCCTTATAATTACCATAGTTCTTAACATATTTTGGAATGACCGTAGTGGCCAGTTCACGAATCATTTCATTTGTTTCCATGAGTATACCATCCTAAATTTTAAGTGTATATTATATCACATATAGAACATATTGTAAAGTATTATGTTCTATACGTCCAAACGTCATTCCTATATGTATCTGGTGGAAGATACCATCTATTATCTACACCTGGATGGAGGTCATATGCTCTTGGGTTACCTGACCCATGCCAACATTCCCAATCAAATCTATGGTGTGGTTGACCAGAGAACTGAGGTAAGAACTTTGTATACTCTGGTGTTTCCATGTGTCTACATTTTCTTAAATAAGATGCCTTTGCCCAATAGAAATTACCTGCATAGAATGGATGTGGTGGATTATCTAGGAAAGCTGCACCACACATATCATACCCTTCATCCAATTTAGCAACACAATCTTGCCATCTTTCAATGTTCCAGTATTGCATATACTTACGCCAATTCTGATGACCACCTGGTGGATGACTACAACCTTTATGTGTTATGTGACAGATATAATATTCACCTGGATTATGTCTAATATAGTTTTGTACTGCCAACTCTGTTGTTGCTTCATACCATTCTTTATAGGCATTACCATAAACACGGTATGTTACGTTCTTCCTTGAGATCCACCTATCAGATAACCAGTTATATGGTTTAGATTCAAAGTGTAAGTTCATAACAGCGGAATCACAAGCATCAAGCAAACCACTTGATTCTAAAAGATCAGCCTGTTCGTGGGTAATATCCATCCCAGAACCGATATTGACGACATGACTAAACAAAACTATTTTCATCCTTTCTCCCCAACTACAATAAATGAATCATTCAAATCCCTTTCCGATGTAAAGATATTAATATAATTTCTAGACACCATATAATCTTTAATTATTTCTGGAGTAAACACATGAAGATGTTTTCTATTATTCCAAGGTCTCCAATATTCTTGATTATAATGGGGTAAATATAAGAATAATACACCACCCGTTTTCAGTTTAGAAGTCCAGTATTCAAGTGCTTTAACCCAATCGGGCAGGTGTTCTAAACAGTGACTGGAATAAACATAATCCAAATCACTATAACTAAAAGCATATGCATCATTACCATCAAAGAAGTTTAGGTCTATTCCATTAGCACCAGGAAAGCACCATTCTTGTCTATTACATCCAATATCAACACCAAACCCTTTGCAGAAATGTTTTGCAAAAGGTATTGCAAACTGTGATGCATTACCTTCACCTTGAAATGCTGGATATGTTTTATCGTTATAATCTATTAAATTCATATTGTAAAATCTTTAATGTAGTGTAAATGACTATTTCTATTTTTATAATAGTGTAAGTCAAATGAATATTCAATTGGTTTACCATCCCAATTATATAGATCATCGTCCCAAAGGATATGGGTTTCCTTGTTCATCATATCAGACAATATTCCTATTCCTGTGAATGTTGTTATGAATGGATTTGGATTATATTTGATCAACGAAAGATTATACAACAAATGATGAGAATAGTCAAGATAATAAAATCTATCTGTATTGAATTTATCATATCCTCTTATATGATTAGATAATCTTCTCTCATCAACATCAGGTGCATCTTTTGGACTCCACCTATCTGCAACAATAATACTATCTTCATGCTCACGTATATCATTATACCAAGGTATATTTAAATTGTAATCAACATCTAAATCAAAATCAATATTATAATTACTTCTTACAAAATTATAACATCTCCTAACTGCGAATGGTTCATCACCATTATTTTCATCACCACCAGTGTCATCTAATACAATATATTCTTTAACTATTGGTTGTTCATCCATAAAATGAACATCGGAAAAGATACCCTGATATAATAAAAGATCTTTTATACCATTAAATCTTTTAAGACGATCACATATACCAAATGATATTGGACCATACTTTTCATGCAATCCAGATAATGTAGGAAGACAATGGATAAAATCTCCTAAGTTGTGTATTCTTGGTGAATATACCTTCATGCTATTGCTCTTTTGTAAAAGTGATCTTTAAAGTAACCTGTTC